AGCGAGATACCTAACGACGATGAGGGTAGAGAGTTTGTACAAAAGATGAAAGGCTATCTGAATAAGGAGAGCTACAAGCTACGTGTTAAAGGTCAGTACTTAGACGAGGAAACCAAAAAGACAGAGGGTTGGAAAGTGCATCAGTATGGTCAACCAATCAGTAAGTCTAAGTGTCTTAGGGTTTACGTAGACGTCAAGAAAGATGACAAATAAGATGACACTAAAACATGACAAATCAAACGACACTAATGAGCATGGCTACATGTGCGATAAGTGTGGGAGTAGAGGAGATGTCTTTAGTTTAGGCAGACTTCTTTGTGCTATCTGCTATCTGCTTGATGTAGCACCTGAAAGAGTAGATAAGTTAAAGAGAAAAATAATTTGACTAGGTAATCTATCTGTAGTACCAAATAATCTCATTCAAAATTTATAGGAGAGAAATTGATGAGTAGAGAGTACTTTGTAGAAAGCCACCTTGAAGACTTGGTAAACAAGTTTATGGAAGAGGGAATGTCAGAGGAAGATGCTATCCAAAAAGCAGAAAGTGAGTACGATGGTCAAGTTAATCTAGTTGAAGAACAAGCACTCAAGATACATAAAACTGAAGAGTATCGAAAAGAACTTAGGCAAGGTGTGTATCCAAGTGAGATACTCGTATCCAAGTTAACAACTTATTTAGATAGAATAGCTAGTTCAACTAACCATACTATTGAAGTGAATTTGTTTTGTAGTGAAACTTTAGATCAAATTGCAGATTGGAAGAAGGAGATAGACAATGCAGAATAAGATAGCACGTATCCACGTAAACCAACACGTGATCAAAGCCAATGCTAAATCAGGTGATCGTAATCCCGTATTCACAATCAAACAAGGGGGGAAGAATACCTATGCTACTAGAGTTAAGGTAGTAGGAGAGATGGAGTTAGTTTATTCGCCTGATAAGCCACTTTCTTGTGGAGCTAAAGTTTGGATAGAAACGAGAGGAGATATTGAGCTTGACAAACCGAGCGACACTAAAGTTTCAGTAGATAATGTTTCAGTCGAGCCTACCCAAAACCTAGCAGTCAATTTAGATAGGGCATTAACAGAATTTTTAGCTAGGAAAAGAAAAAGACTAGCAAATAAAAATAAATTATCTGCTTGTTTATCTAGTTAAGATAGTTTACAAATCTATCTAGCTACTAATTAAGGTAGTTTAACAACAACACTTTTAGTGTAGAAAGAGAAAATATTATGGATAGCGTAATAACCATAGATCAAGATACTAATCTTAAATCCAACGAACTTCACGAACATTCAAATCCTTTTGATGTTTCATTATTTGAAGACAATGCGAAAATAAAAAGAATTCCATTGTATGCTTATGATGAAGATGAATATGGAGTTGGTAACCAAGTTAAGCTTGAAAGATATTCAGGTTTATATAATGAAAGCTTGAATAAAGTTTTACAATCTCGACCTATTGCAGATACTTACAAACTTGTACCTCACCAAGATTTATTTGCATTGCAAGCTAACATTTTAGATAAAACAGATTTACCTAAAACAAATGTGCGAGTAGTAGACAAGCTTATCAATGGTGGCTTACAAGCTCAAAGAACTATTTACTATGATGATTTAGCCGTTCCCGTTTCTAATGATAGAGATATAGTAAAGGCAAGAATTGATATTTTTAATTCTGTTGATACTAGTTGGGCATTCCAAGTTTTTAGTGGAGCTTATCGTAACTTATGTAGAAACACTTTAGTTTTTGGCGGGGAAAAATCTTATCATCAAAAGAAGAAACATACCTTAAATCTTAATCCATCTGCAATGGTTCAAAAAGCGGGTTTAGGTTTGTCTATGTGGTCGCACCAAAAAGATTTGATGCTTAATTGGCGTGGTATCCAAATTACAGATCAACAATTTGCAGATATGTTAAAAGAAACTATTTGCACCAAGAAAACTAAATCTGCTGAAGTTGGTGTTAATCCCGTAAATGAAACAAAGCTTAATTATTTGCTTGGCTTATTTGATGAAGAAAAAAAGGAATTAGGTTCTACACTTTGGGGAGCTTATAACGCCTTAACTCATTGGTCTACACATACTGATTATAAGGTAGAAAGATATAATGCTGAAACCAAAAAATTAGAAACTATTAATGGTGGTCGCACCAATGCCAATAAACCAAACGTAGAAAGACAAAGGGCAGATGTCGTAAGAGAATTACTTACTTCAGATGCTTGGCAATCTTTAGAAATGGCTAGAGCTTAATGGCTGAATTTCTTGCAAATCTATCAAGAATAATGGTTATCTTTTTGGTAATCATTATTTTAGCTATCTTGTTTTAATTAATTAGGAGAAATAAAAATGACTATTGATAAATCACAAATAGAAACTTGTTGTATCTGCAAAAAAGATATTAATCCAAAATATCTAGGAGTTGCTGACGATGGAACAAAACATTATTGGTACGAGGGAAACAATGCTTTACCTATTGCAGATGGTCGGTGTTGTGATCCTTGTAACCAAATCGTAATTACTGAACGCATGATTAATTTAACTATGTCTAGAATGGGAGCAAAAACGTGAAAAGACTTCATTTAAACAAGATGTCAACACTTCTTGAAAGCTTGGAAGTTGTTGCACGTAATGCAAAAAACAAAGGTCATAGATCGGGTTTCAGATGTCATGATCTTGCATTGCAGTTGGCGGATCAATTTGAAGTTTTTAAACCTACACTTGAAAGCGTTATTACTAATAGGGAGAATAAAAACAATCCCTTTAAAATTAAAGGTAATGACACGCTAACACGTGGAGAATTTCAAGTTTACAAACTTATAAAATCGCATGACATGGTTAAAATTATTGACGTCTACAATGATACAGATAATAAAAAAGCATTTAATACTGTTAGGCAGTACGTGAACATTCTTAAACAAAAAGGATACGTGCAAACTATAAAGATTAAAGGTGATCGTTTTAAATACTATAAAGCTTATCCCCTTTCATTTCATACGATGGATAGAAACTTGGTTAATAAATTATCTAGTTGACTTCTTAAAAAACTTAAGATTATAATTGAACCACTCAAGGCTTTTCTTGGGTGGTTTTTTTTAAAACCTCAATTTTTAAATAGAAAAGGATTTCTTACAATGGAAACAAAACAATATTTAATTAAAAGTGAATACGATTTTAACAATAAAAAATTTAATGCAGTTAATAATTGCGAGCTTACAGTTCAATTTAAAATAATGGATAGTTGTTGCTTGGTTGAGATTGTTGGGCGTTATAGTGGTCGCACCAATGAAGAATTCAAGCATCAAATTTTTTGTCATAAAGATCAGATGATTAAGATTTTACCAAATATAAATGATCAAGTTGCAAAATTTGATGAGCCAATTAATAAGGATAGGGTTTTAATTGATCAGAGAATTGGTGTAATTTTTGAAGAGGAACAAACCAAAAAAGCACTTTATCAATTGGGCTTGCATGGTCAATTAGATTTGGAAGAGTTAATTGAAGAAAAGAAAGGTAATTAATCATGGCTTACTATTTTAGTTGTAATGAATGTAATTATAAAGAACATTTCAATGATCAGTTTAACATTCCAAGTAAAGCTCTTGAAGGTAAATTAAACGACTATGAAAGCGTTATTTGCTCAAGTTGTGTATCTCAAAAAGTGAGATTAAAAGGTAATTATATAATTATTGAGAAAGGAAATAAATAATGTCTTCTTTATTTGAAAACATAAATAAAAATGATCTAGGTTTAAATCGAATCGCAAAGGTAGAGAACTTTAAAAGCAATAGGTCAGGCAATCCAATTGCTAATCAATTTAGAATTACTTTACAGAATGGAACAGAGATATTTCAATCTTACAATTCTATTGTTGCAATAAAAGTAAATGGTTTAACGTTTCTTGATCGTACGTGTTGGGATTACTCCAATACTACCTCAAGATATAGAAAAGAGTTTTTAAACGAGGATACTAAAACCACTAAACAGAAGATCAAAGATGATATTTACGTTTTGATGAACCTTAATTAAATAACTTTACTTCCTCCCCTCGAAAACCTCCCTTGACTAGTTCTTGGGGGGTTTTTTGTTGCCTTAACTAGAATAATATTCAAAGCGTTGGTTTTATTGGGTTTCTTGGTGGGTTGTTCTTTTGGTATTTGTTCGCAATCAGTACCTCAAACGCTACCTTTTAGGCTTTATCAATACAACTTATTGAGAAAATCGCACCTAACTTAAAAAGAAATACGTGTAACGCCTATATATTAAACGTGGCTAGCAATCCCCAAATGAAACACGGCTTAAATCGGGTTGGCTTGTGATCCTATGGTTTCAATGAGGGTAAAACAAAAAAAAAGTCCCTATACGGGGTGCAAAGGGACACTGGGGACCCCCCCGTATACGTATGCAATGTCGCCATATTTTTATCTGAATGAGTTACTTGTACAGGTTATTCGCACCCCTTTGGGTAAACATGCGAAATATCCCCAATGGAGGTCTATACTAAGAACAGTTATTTGTGTTACGATTGGTCGCACCCCTGTGGTCGCACCCTTTAGGGTATCCCTGTGTGTATGTAGGTGTATTTCCCCGGAGGATCTACTCCGATTGTATCCATCCTGACGAAAAAGTCAAGTAAATTCGTCATAAAATTTTTTTTATTTGACATTAGGTTAATCTGTACGTATAATCTAGGTATCAAGACCAGTTAGAGCAGCAGCAACCAAACCTTTCTCGTGCTTTGGCTCAACTTCTTAGGCTCTTGACTTACTAGAAATGAAGGAATAACCCGTGTTTGAAGCATTTGTACTGATTTGTCTGCTAGGACAGCCCACTATGAATGCAAATTGTGAAGAATTAGTAGATACACGAGGTCCATATGCTACTCACGATGAGTGTTTAGCACGAATATACGAAATACAGCAGGAATTACCTGCATATAAGCCTTACATGGAAGCAAGAGCGTACCGTTGTGACAAATTTACTCCCCAAAAAGACTACCCAGCGTGAAATAACGCCCCAACAAGAAGAATTCCTAACCAATCTGTTCGAGAATGGTGGCAATGTCACCGATGCAGCACTCCAAGCGGGCTATTCTAAGGGCAGTGTGACGTGGTTAAAGAACAGTTTAGCCGATGAGATCATCAACCGTACAAAGAATGTGCTGTCTATGAACGCTTTTAAGGCTGCTACACGCCTTGTAACGACAATTGACAACCCAGTACCCGAAAGAGGGGACGACCTACGCTTCAGGGCTGCAGAATCGCTGTTAAACAGGGTAGGACTGGGAAAACAAGAAACAACTAACGTAAATGTACAGGCAGTTCACGGTATTGTGTTGCTGCCACCAAAGAAAGAGGTCGTAATCGATGGCTGACATCAACACACTATTCAAAGTACTCAACACAATCAACGCTCTCACTACTCCCAATGAGCTTACTGACAAGATGAGTGACAAGTTAAACCAGATGATCCAATCTTTATCTCCATCTGAAAAGAAGGAAGCCAAAGATGCCCTTAAAGAGAAACAAAAGCAGGGAATGAAATATGGTGGCAAAGCATCTAAGAAGTGTAGTGCTAACAGAGACAGTAGGAATACACGTAAAGTAAATAATTAGGAGAAACGACAGTGGCTAAAAAAGTATATTCAAATGATGCACAAGCATCAAGATATCAACAACCACGTAAAGCTAGTGGAGATGCTCTTATGAACACAACAGGAGCATTATTAGGAGCAGGTGCTGCATTTGTTGCTGGTAACTATTACAGTATGGCAAAAGATCAAGCCGCACTTATGAAAGATGGAAAAGGTCATAAAGTTTCATACAAAAAAAAGATTGACACAAAAAAAATAAGAAAGCCGAATTTGCTTGACTGAAGCCACCGCACCGAAGCGTGGTCGTGGTCGACCTAAGAAAGACCCCGACGCACCAAAGCAAAGATATTTCCTGTCCAGAGCCGAACAAGCCAGACGACAGACTCAGAAGAGATTACGTGACGCAAAGAAGCGTGCAGAGAAAGTAACTAAAGTAGCAGAAAGTAAAAGAAGATATGCCAGAAAGCTTGAAGAGAAAGTTGGTAAAGTTGAGAAAGCTCTTAAAGGGGATACAACTACCGTTATCGATACAGGCGAGTTATCAACACTTCCTCCACCTGTCCAAGAACTCGTGGGAAATCGGGAAGTGGTGTTTCAGCCGAATGAAGGACCTCAAGAAGAGTTCCTTTCGTCTAGCGAAAGAGATGTACTCTATGGAGGTGCTGCTGGTGGGGGCAAATCTTTCGCCTTGCTTGCAGATCCGCTTCGTTACTGCACTAATCCTA